GCAGCACCTCGGGCGAGATGCGGTCGCGGATGGCGGCCTCGCGCATGGCGTCGAGCATGTCGGGGGTCACCAGGCCGCGGGCGCCGGCGAGGACCGGCTCATAGGCGGCGATGCGCTCGACCGCGGCGCGGTCCGCTTCGGCGCGGATCGCGTCCAGGTCGGGCGCGGGCGGTGCGGCGCGGGTCGGCTCGGGCGGATCGGTGGGCGGGGTGACGGGTGCAGTGGTCACGGGGTTCTCCTGGGGCGTGGGTGCGATGGGCGGCGCAGGCGGCGCCGGCGCGGGATCCGGCGAAGCCGGCGTCGTCTCGGTCATGGGTGGTTCCTCGGTCAGGGCGGGTTCGATGGCGGTGGCGGGAGCACCCTGCGGCTCCTCGCCACGGATCACGGCCATGCCATCCACCGGGACGGGCACGATCGAGATCTCGTAGGGCTCCCAATCCACGGCGCGGTGGATGGTCTGGCCGGTGGCGGCGTCAGGGCGCGGCTCGTATCGGTGCACCCGGTAGCCGACGCTCACCGATTGCAGCGTGCCGTCGGCAACGCGCTGCCAGACCGGCTCCACGTCATCGGCGCCGCTGAACTGGAGCGTGGCGTAGCCGCGGCCGGCCTCGAGCCGGGCGGCGGTGACGCGGCCCAACACGTCACGCGTGCCGGCGCGGCGGTGGGTGTCCAGCACGGGTGCCCGGCCGGACCGGAGCGCATCCATGCGTACCGCCTCGGGCCGCATGTCGAGCTCCTCGATTATGGGACCGAGCGGCGGGACGAAGTTGCGGGCCCTCGCGCCGGTGGACCACACCACCTCGACGGTGCGCGCGGCGCGATTCACGGTGACGGGCGCTGCGAGTGCGCGGCACGCGGTGACCGAATGCCCACTGATGGGAACTCGATCGGGCGCAGCGTCGGGATCCGGCGCGGGGGTGCCCCCACCCGGTTCGATCGGTTCTGTCATGGGCAAGAATCCTGGGCTTAGGGCGCCGTGAAGCCCTGGAGGTTGGCGATCACCACCGCCCCCGCCGTCACCGCCTGAATGTTCAGCGCGGCATTGGCCGTGGTGCGGAGCGGGGTCGGGAAGTCGATGTTGGTGGGGCCGAGATTGGCCGGCAGCAGCGCGCGCCAGACCGGCGTAGTGCCGTCACGGATCTGGAACTCCGTTGCGGTCGCGCTGGCGTTCTGCACCTGCATCCCGGTCACGTAGCGGCGAATGCCGGCGCCGCCCGCGGCCTGCACCGCGGTGTCGCTGCCGGTGGCGATGCCGGCCAGCGGGCCCGCATAGGTCCAGTCGGCCTCGGGGATGGCATAGGGCTTGGTGACGATCGCGCCGATCAGCGTCGCAAGCAGGTCGACACCGCGTGCGGTCGTCACCGCCACCGGGTTGGCGGAGTAGCCGGTCGCCGCCAGCACCGGTACGGCACCAGCCGTGTTTCGCGCCTGGCCGCCGACCACGCTCAGCGCGGGGGCGGCCGCGCTGAGCACGTTCACGCCGATGCCCTGGCCGGCGACGGCATTGGCGCGGCCCGCGGTGATCGCGGTCGTGAGCTCGGCATAGTCGGAGATCGAGACGAATTGCAGCCGCAGGTCGGTGTTGCTGGCCGGGGCCAGGTTGCGGCTGATCGTCGCCCAGCCGGTGTTCACATAGGCGCCGGTGAAGCTCGACCCGACCAGGTCGAAATTGTTCGCGTCAATCACCGTGATGGTGAAGGTGCCGTTGGCGCCGGGCACGCCCGCGACATTGGCCACCGTCACGGAGTCAGAGGTCGCGTAGCCATGGGCGGCGCGGGTGATGCGCACCGCGCTGCTGCCGTTGTTCGCCACCGCCGAAATGCCGTGGAAGACCTGACGGTTCCGGACGCGGATGCGAAAGCGGTAGAGCGCGGCGGGGTCAGGCAGCTGCTGCTGGCGCGCGTAGGAGTTGGCGCGCAGGCCGGTGCCGTCGAGCGCGCGACCGTGGAAGTAGCACTCGTCGCTGTTCGGCTCGAGTTCCAGCACGGACCAGCCGGCCGGGGCGGTGGTCGGGATGGTGACGCCCGAGGCGGTGCCGAGCCGCGGCGCGCCGTCGCTGCCCACCTCGTAATTGGCGAGCGTGGCGCTGATGCCATCCAGCCGCCAGGCGACGATGTTGCGCTCGTCGGGCTGGCTGGTCTCGGGCGTGATGCTGACCAGTTCCAGCCAGGCAGTCTGGCCGGCGATGCGCTGGCTGAGGTTCAGCGCCACCATCGCGCGCAGCGGCAGCATGAAGCTCTGGCGGCTCAGCAGCACCAGTTCGTCATCCAGCGTGGTGCCGGTGGAGATTTGTGCGCTGCCATTGGCGATGGTGATCGTCATGCCGCTGCCGGTGGCCAGCACCTCCCAGCGGGTGGCGTTAAGGGCGTCGCCTGCGAAATTGTCGCGGAAGCGCCGACGCATGCTTTTCACCTTGAGCATGTCGTCGGCCCAGTCGTAGCCGCCTGGGATCATGGTGTGGCTCCTGGGGGAGTGGCGGGCGGCTCGGCGCGCGGCGAGGCGGCACCGGTGGCGGCGATCTCGATGGCGGCGAGCTGAGCCGCGTCCTGGGCGGCGCCGGACTTGGCGACGCGGCGGGGATCGGTGTCGAGCGAGAGGCCGGCCTCGTCGAGCAGGGCATTGGCCTCGCGGATCATCTCGACGACCTGGCGGAAGTCGTAGCCAAAGGCGCCGACGGCCTCGGGCTGTGGCACGAATCCGGCGCGCACCTGGGCGATGAGGGCGGTGGTGTCCTTGAGCGGGTCGATCATCTCGTGCGCCGGCGGGACGTGCGACAGGCCCTCGGGAACCTCGGCACCCCACAGGCCAAGCAGCGCGCCCTGGGCGTGAAAGCGATCGGCGACGGGCCGGACCAGCATGGGGATCAGCATGCCGTACTGCACCTGCTCGCAGAGCCGGCGGAACTCGATCTTGCCGGCCCGCAAGCTGGAGTAGTTCGCCTGGCTTAGATCGCCGGCGACCTGGTCATAGGTCAGGCCGGCACCGACGGCGGAGGCTTCCAGCGCACGGCGGGCGAAGGCAGCGTGGCTGCCTCCGCCGGAGGGGTTCACCACCTCCACGGATCCCATGCCGCGGCGATAGAGGATCATCCCCGGCTCGAAGCTCTCGACCGTGCGGCCCTGCGCGTCGCGCAGCAGGCCCGACGCCGGGCCGGTCATGGCGTCGTCGCCATCCTCGGACACCACCGCCGCCAGGCAGGCCTCGATCTTGGCCTTCATAAGCAGCGCCGCCTCATAGTCGCCGAGGTCGCGGAGGCGCGTCAGAACGGGCGCCAGCCAGGACACGTCGCGCAGCTGGCCGGGCCGGCGCTTGCGGTAGATGTGCAGCACGTCGCGGGCCGGGACGCGCTGGCTGCTGAGCCAGGTGGCACCGCCCGGCAGAACCCAGGACGCGCCGGGATGCACGCGGTGCAGCCAGTAGCCGACCGGCTCCCCGGCCTCGCCGAGGCCGATGCCCTGCAGGGTGGGGACGCCCTCAAGGACTCCCTGCCGCGCTGTGTCGAGATGGTCACTTTCCAGCACCTGGAGCCGCAGTCCGATCGGATTGGCCGGCGTGATATCGGCCGGGAGCAGGCGGACGAAGCATTCGCCGCTCTCGACCACGGCGCGCATGACCAGCGCCTGGAGGCCATAGAGATCGAGCCGGCCCTCGGCGTCGCAGACGGTGCTGTCGGACCAGCGGCGCCAGGCCTCGGCGTGCGGCTTGTCCGGCCAGCGGGTGGTGATGCCCGCGCCCACCGCGTTGCCGGTCCAGAGATCGACGATGCGGGCGGCGTAGGGGTCATTGCGGACGGCGTCGCGGGCACGACGCGCCACGGTGGGCGCGGCAGCACCAACCTCGGCCGTGGCGCTGCCGCCGGAGGCCGCCCAGCTGGAGGCGCGGCTGTCCTGCGCCGCGGCATAGCCGCGCAGCGCGTGCCAGGCATCACGGAGCCGGCCCATCACTTGCTGCCCTCGCGAGAGAAGCTGGCGAAGGTCACGCTGGGGCGGCGGGCCGCAGTGTTCTCCGCGGCGTGCAGCACCGACAGCGCGCGGCCAAGCTCGTCGAGGGAGCGGTATTCCACCGTGCGGCCATCGAAGGTCACGCGCGTGGTGCCGCCGGTGAAGGCGGCGGCCAGGACTGCGGCGCGCGTGCCAGCGGGCTGGGCGAGCGCCCAGGCGAGGACGGTCGGATCCATGATCGTCCTCCTTCAGCGAAGCCAGCCACGGCGCGGCGCGAGCCAGCCGCGTGGGCGTTGGGTGTCAGTCGCGACCTGCGGCGGCGATGGAGGAACGACATTCCCGCCGGTGGGAATCTCGCCTGCCGGCAGCGACAGCGCATCCGCCATCCGCGCCCAACGCCCGTCACCCCAGCCGTCCATGCCGAGGGCGGCCGCCGCAGCGCGGGCATAGACCCGACAGTCCAGCGCCTCGTTGCGCTCGCGCGTCTTGACCCATTCGATCCGACGAAAGCCGTTGCGGCCGGCACGCGCGACGAATTGCTCGGCGGTCAGCTGGCGGCAGAATTCCTCGCCGGCCGCATGCAGCGGCAGGTGGACAAAGCCCGGTGGGAACGGATCGCCGCTCTCCGCCGTTGGCCGCTCCAGCTTCAACCAGCCATAGGTCTCGCCCTTCAGGAAGGACGAGCCCACCGGCCAGACCTTCAGCCCGCCCAGCTTGCGGCCGTTCCGCCGCACCTCTGTCGCTGAGGGCTGGCCGATCGCCGCCCGCAGACTGTCCTGGCCTTTCACGGCAATGGCGCGACCAGCGCCGGCGCGCCGCACGAAGGCATAGACCTCGGCGGTGGTCATGCCGTCGCCGCTGTCGATCGCCGTCATGGCGAGGCCGAGCCGGTGACCGGAGGCGTGCCGCCAGGTTTCACCCAGCAGGCCGCGCAGCTCTTCCCACACGGCTGCCTCGAAGGGATTGCCCACCAGGATGCGGTGCTCGATCAGCCAGGACTGCCGATCCTGCGCCCAGGCCCAGATGCTGGCCTCGAGGCGGTCGCGCTGAACGTCGACGCCAGCGGTCAGCAGCAGTCCCTCGGCCGCGACCGTGCCCGGCTCCCATTCCTCGCGGCGATCGTAGAGGCGCTGCCAATCGGGGGCCTCGCCGCTCTCCTGCCAGGTCTCGCCGAGGACCGTGTTCCGAAATGTCTTGATGGCGCGGTCGTCGCCCTGCGCCGCCTCCCAATCCCGCACCGCCTGCGACCAGGAGAACCAGCCGACCGGCGAGTAGAGCGCCGAAATGTGGAAGCCGATCGCGTGGGGATCCTGCGGGATCGCGGTGGGACGCCATTCGCCGCCGGCCAGCATCGCCGTCTTATGCTGCTCGCCGATCGCACCGTCGCAGGTCTCGCAGAGATAGCGGGCGCTGTCCGGCTCGCCCTTCTCCCAGACCAGCCGCTCGAAGCGCAGCCACTGCATCGCGGCGCAGTGCGGACAGGGCAGAAAGAATCGCCGCTGGTCGCTGGCCAGATACTCCCGCTCGATCCGCGACAGGCCGGAGATGGTGGGCGTCGACACGAGCAGCGTCTTGCGCCGCCAGCCGAACGTCCGCGCCCGGGCCTCGGCCAGCGCGACGGGATCGCCCTCGCCCTCGACATCGCCTGGATAGGCATCGACCTCGTCGAGGAACAGGAAGCGCGCCGACATGGAGCGCAGCCCGACCGCGCTGTTGGCGCCGGTCATCACCAGCTGGCCGCCCGGAAACTCCTTGCTGAGCTGGCGATTGCCGCTGTCCCTGGAGCGCGCTGGCGCGACCCGCTGCCGGATGGCGGGCGTCTCCTCGACCAGCAAGTCGATGCGCTGGTCGGAGAAGCGCTTGGCCAGTTCGGTGGTCGGCTGCACCGCCAGCATCGGGCCGGGTGCGTGGTGGATGACGTAGCCAATCCAGTTATTGCCGCACTCGGTACCTCCGACCTGCGCACCCTTCATGAAGACCACGCGCCGCGCCGGATGGGCCGGCGAGAGCGCGTCCATCACGTCGCGCAGATAGGGCGTGCGGTTGGTGCGCCACGGCCCCGGCTCGGCGCTGCCGCGGGAACCGAGCATCCGGTGCTTGTCCGCCCAGTCCGAGACCAGCAGCGCAGGTTCGGGCGCCATGCCGTCGCGCCAGGCCTGCAGGATCTCGGCGGCGCCGTCGAAGTTGCCGAGCTCGCCGACGATCTGCTCGCCGGTCATCATGCGACCGCCACCCGCACATCATTGCGCTCGGCCAGGTGCTGCCGCAGCCGGGCATCCATCAGCGTCTGCAGCCGATGGGCATCGACGCCGAGTTCCGCCGCCAGCTCGGCGGCGATACGGGCTGGCCAGGCGAGGATGGCATCGCGCTCCTCCTTGGCCAGGCGGTGCACCAGCATGAGCGCGCGCGCCTTCTCGACCAGCTGGCCACGACGCTCATCGAGCCGGAGCTTTCGCTCCTGCGCCTTGAGCATCTCGTTGGCGGTGCGGGCGTTATGAAAGCTGCTGCCGCCGGCGGAGGGCGTGGGCAGCGGCTCCGGAATGGACGGGGCGACGACTGCCGGCCGCGGCGGGGCCGACGGCGGCGAAGGCTGTACCGGTACCGGCGCCACCATGGCCGCCGTCTTGCGCGCTGGATCGCTGCTCGCGGCCAGCCGCGAGCGGACCTTCTCGACGTCCCATCCGCCGCCCGGCTCCTGCGCGATGCGGCCAGCCTGCGCGGCCTTCTGCAGCGCGGTGTGCGAGATGCCCAGCCGGCGCGCCACCTCGCGCTGCGAGGGCACCAGCGCATCGGAAGCGGCTGCGATCATGATGTGATCGAACCCCTCCGATCTTAGCAATTCGATGAGCGCGAGATGCGCTTGGCTCACGCGCGGCACAGCGCGAATGGTCCGTCACACGCAGAGCATCACGCCCTGCACCACGACGGAGACCAGCATGACCGACCGCACCGCCCGCGCCGCCCGGAACCAGGAAAACAGCCTGGCCGCCTTCCTGGCCAAGAAGGCGGAATTCGACGCCCTCCTCGCGGAACTCACCCAGGCCAGCGCGGACCATTTTGGCGCGGACCCGGAGACGGTGCTCTGGGGCGAAGCGGCTTGGCTTTCGGACGCGACCGCGAAGCTGAAGGACATGGCCGACCAGCATTTCCGCCGCGGCGAATACGAAGTCTGACGCAAGCCACTCCCGCACCGCCCCGACCGGCAGCGCCGGCGGGGCTCCCGGCAGTAGGGGCCGATGACGGCGCCCGGAACCGGAGACCACCACGATGACCAAGCTTTCCGACACTCAGCGCGTGATTCTCAGCGCAGCCGCGCAGCACGAGATGGGCCTCGCCCGCGCGCCGAAGACCCTGCCGGCCGCCGCGCGCAACGCGGTGTTCCGCAGCCTGATCAAGAACAACCTGCTCACCGAGATCAACGCGCCGCGCGAGCATATCGGGCTGGGCTGGCGTCAGGATGACGACGGCACCTGGATCGTGGCGCGCATCACCGACGAGGGGCTGCGCGCCATCGGCATCGACCCGAACGAAGGCGACGCGGTGGCCGGCGAGCCCGACTGCTCGGGCATCGAGGGCAGCGTGCCCGACACGGCGCCCACGGTGGCGCCGGACGCCGCGCCGGGGGAAAGCCCCGCGCTCGCCGCCGAGCCCGCCCGGGCCGCGCCCCTGACGGAGGAGATCGCCCTGCTCGACCAGGCCCTCGCCGAACGCGCCGCGATGCCGCGCGCCAGCCTGCGCGATACCGCCGCGGCCATCCTCGCCGCCTGGGACGACCAGGCTGCTCGCTTCGGGACGCATGATGGCGACTTGATCGGCGCTCTGGACGCGCCGATCGCCGCCCTCCGCGCACTGCTTGCCGGCAAGTCGCCCCGCACGCCGCGCGAGCCCGGCGCGCCGCGCAAGCCGCGCGAAGGCACCAAGCAGGAGCAGGTCCTTGCCATGCTGCGCCGCCCCGAGGGCGCCACCGTCGCGCAGATCGCCGAAGCCACGGGCTGGGCGCAGCACACGGTCCGCGGCTTCTTCGCGGGCCTGAAGAAGAAGGGCCACGCGGTCGAGGTGAAGTCGCGGGAGCGGATGGTCGGCCCCAACAAGACCGGCGCGAAGGGGTCCTTCACCATCTACGCCCTGGCGGAGTGAAGCATCTCAGCCACGCCACGAAACATGATCGAGAGCGCCGGGGATCACCCAGATCCCCGGCGCCTTATCGAGTTGGCTGCGCTCCGACACAGCGCGAATCGTCCGTCACGCGCAGGGCATCCCGCCCCGCCGAGACGGAGATGACGATGACCACCACCACCCTCCCGCACGAGACCACCGAAGGCCCACAGGATCGCGCCGCCTGGCAGCAGCTCCTCGCCACCGCGCCGCGCAGCACCGACAGCGTGGGCCGCGCGACCGTTCAGGTCTGCACCGCCAGCGACGGGCGCGGGATCTTCGCCACGGTGGACTACGCCACATGGCAGACCGAGAAGGAGGAGGGCTGATGCCCTCCGAGCGACGCTGGATCATCCTGGCGCAGGATGGCCGACACGTGACGATGGGCCGCGCCGCGCCGCCGAGCGAGGCGGAAGTCGAGGCCGCCGCCATGGCCCTCGCCGCACAGGGGCTGGCGGGATGGTTCGCCACGCTGGACGGCAATTACTGGTCGCGCCGTCGCGTGAGGCTCGCGTCGGTGCAGACGCTCGGCGACGACGCCGGGCTGGATTGGCCCGCCGCTGTCGCCGCATTCAATGCCGCCCGGAAGGCCGCGACGGCACCCTGCTGACGCATCATGCCGCGAGTGCCACACCACGCGCTGCGGCCACGTCCCGGAACACCCGATCCTCACCCGCGAGCACCGCGGCCTTGCCGGTGAGGTTCTGCCAGCGCTGAATGGCAACATCGACATAGCGGGGATCGATATCCACCGCGTAGCAGGTGCGGCCTGTCGTCTCCGCGGAAATCAGCGTGGTGCCACTGCCGAGGAAGGGATCGTAGATCGCTTCGCCCACGGCGCTGTTGTTGATGATCGGGCGCCGCATGCATTCCACCGGCTTCTGCGTGCCGTGCACCGTCGCCGCATCCTCGTCGCCACCATTGCTGATGGCCCAAAGCGTGGCCTGGTCGCGCGCACCCTGCCAATGGCCGGTCGCGCCCTTGCGCACGGCATAGAGGGCCGGCTCATGCTGCCAATGATAATCGCCGCGCCCCAGCACGAAGCGCGACTTCGCCCAGATGATTTGGCTGCGGATCACGAAGCCCGTCGCCTCAAGGCTGTCGATCACCGTGCGGCTGTGCACGCCGGCGTGCCAGACGTATGCGACGTCGCCGGGGAACAGCGCCCAAGCCTGCCGCCAGTCGGCGCGATCGTCATTCGCCACCTTGCCGGTGCGCATGGTGGCCGACACGCCGGCCTCGTTCCGCCATTCCGGGTCGTAGTTCACGCCATAGGGCGGGTCCGTGATCATCAGATGCGGGGTCGCGCCATTCAGCAGCCGGGCCACGTCCACCGCACTGGTGGCATCGGCGCAAAGCAGCCGATGCGCTCCGAGGTGCCAGAGGTCGCCGGCCCGCGTGACCGGCACAACCGGTAGCTCGGGCGCCGGCGCATCGGGATCGCCAGCAGCAGCCGGGACGTCGCCCGCGGCGTCGGCCAGCAGGCGATCCAGCATCGCCTGGTCGAAGCCGATCAGGCCCAGGTCGAATTCGTCGGCGCGCAGCTCCCGCAGCTCGGCGGCGAGCAGGCTCTCGTCCCAGGTCGAGTTCAGCGCCAGCTGGTTGTCCGCCAGCCGAAAGGCCCGCGCCTGCGCCTCGGTCAGATGGCCGAGCCGGATGGCGGGAACCGCGTCCAGGCCAAGGGCCTTGGCCGCCAGGACGCGACCATGGCCGGCGATCAGCACGCCGGCATCGTCCACCAGCACCGGCACGTTGAAGCCGAACTCGGCGATGGACGCCGCGAGCTGCGCCACCTGCTCGGTGGGGTGCATGCGCGCATTGGCGACATAGGGGGCGAGCGATGCCACCGGCATCATCTCCATCTGAAGGTCAGGCCGCATCGGCGGTGGCCTCCGTGCGCGCCGCGGCGATGGCGTCGTAGCCCCGACCGTCGTCGGCTAGTGTCACGGGCAGGTCGGGATGCAGCATCCGCCAGCGGGCGATCGCCAGGTCGACATAGGCGGACGCCAGCTCGATGGCGCACACGCGGCGGCGGGTGCGCTGGCCGGCGAGAATGGTCGTGCCGGAGCCGCCGAACGGTTCGAACACGACCTCGCTCTCGTCGGTGTAGGTGCGCATCAGGAACTCGGGCAGCACGACCGGGAACACCGCGGGGTGCTCCGTTTCGATGCCGCGGCCCTTGTGGCGGGTCAGGCGCAGCACGTTGTCCGGGATCCGGAAGTCCTGCACCGGCAGGCCGGCATGTTGGTATTCCGAGATGGTCCCGTCGGCGGCGCGCAGCCCGCTGCCCTTGTTCGGCGTTCCGGCCCATTTGCAGGGGACTATCTTGTTCGCCTGCCGGGCCTGACGGTTGAAGTGGAAGACGAACTCGAAGGCGGGTGCCAGGCGGCCATTCCAATCGCCCGGCAGGCCGGGCCCCTGGTCCCATGTGTAGAGCCCGAACCGGCGCCAGCCACGGGCGCGCATCCAGTCGAGCCAGCCGACCCAATACGGGATCCATTCGCTCTCGCGGTGGATCAGACCGAGGTTCACCAGCACCTGGCCATCGGGCCGCATGGCCGCGTCGAGATGCTGGAACACGCCCTGCATCAGCGCATCCCAATCCGTGACGCCGCCGGTGGTGTAGTCCCGCTGGTTCCCGTAGGGCGGGGAGGTGAACAGCAGCGCCGCACGGTCCTCGCCCATCACCCGCGCGATCGACGCAGCGTCGGTGCTGTCGCCGCAGAGCAGGCGGTGCTCGCCCAGCAGCCACAGATCGCCGGGGCGGGTGACCGCTTGGCGCGGCGGCTCCGGATCGGCGTCGGCGGGATCGTCCGCCGGCGCCTCGTTGCCAGGGGCGTCGCCGCTGGCAATAGCCGGGCTGGCAAGCGGCCCGTTGCCAGGGTCCGTTGCAACCGGCTCCATGCCGGCCAGCAGCCGATCCAGCTCGCCGGCATCGAAGCCAGTCAGCGCGAGGTCGACGCCGCCCATCTCCTGCAGCTTCGCCACCTCGGCGGCGAGCAGCGCCTCGTCCCAGCCGGCGTTCAGCGCGATGCGGTTGTCCGCCAGGCGGTAGGCGGCCTTCTGCGCCTCGGTCAGACCGGCGCGAACGATGGTGGGGACGGCCTCCAGGCCCAGAGATTTGGCGGCTTGCAGCCGGCCATGGCCGGCGATGACCTCGCCACGCTCGTCGACCAGCACTGGCGCCACGAAGCCGAACTCGAGGATGCTGGCCGCGATCTGCGCCACCTGCTCGGCGGAATGCGTGCGCGCATTGCCGGCGTAGGGCAGCAGGGAGGCGACCGCGCGCGCCTCGACGGCGCTCGCAGACCATGGGGCCTGGGGCATGCGCACCTGCTGAAATCGATGGTGGTGGTGAGAGGTGCCGCCTGGCGGGGCTGACAACGCGGCGCCGTGGCAACCTGGAAAAACAGCCTGGCGCTAGGAATGTTGCGCGCTTCCGCCCCCCGCATACAGCGGGGCCAGGAAGGACCCTGCGGCTCCAAAGCCACTGTGGCTGATCAGCGGGCGAGTGGCTCAGGAGCCACCGGCAGCAGCCGCAATTCAACGACTGTCGAGAGATTACCCGATGTGAGTTTCAGGCATCAACGCGACATTCTTTCGCTGCGCTTCCTTCTTCCCGACTTCTTTGGCCGGAAAAGGCTGATAACGTTGCGGCATGAGCAAGCCGCCGAATCGTAGCACGGGACGCGTCCAGCGGTTCGGCAACAAAGACACCGCAAAGAAGCAGAGCGTCGTCGTCGACTATCTAGCCGCATACCTTCGGGTCATGTCCAAGCAGCCCTTTCATCTGGCCTACGTCGACGCCTTCGCTGGGTGCGGCGCCCGTATCGACGCCGCTGATCAGGAGACGGCCCAATCCGGTTTCGCATTCGAAGCGCCGGCCTCGCAGCCAAAGGCTGGCACGGCACTAGAAGCGCTTCGGTTGAAGCCCGGTTTTCATCGATGCGTCTTTGGAGATTTGAACGCCCGTCACCTCGAGGCGCTCGGGCAGCGCATTTCCGAAGCACGCGCGGCCGGCGAGGATCTTCCGGAAACTGTTCTTCTGCCCGTTGATGCCAATGAACTCGTGCGCCGAGAGTGCGAGTGGCTGGCAGGCAACAGCAATCGGCGGGCGGTTATGTTCCTCGATCCCTACGGAATGCAGGTAGAGTGGGGTACCCTCCAAACTATCGCCGCTTGCCCTCAAATTGACCTTTGGTTGTTGCTTCCAACAGGTATCGCGATCAATCGGCTTCTACCTTGGAAACGTGCGCAGCATCCAAAATGGGCTGAAAGAATGGATGCATTCTATGGGTCTCAGGATTGGCGCGATGCTTTCACGACCACTGACCGGGACTTGCTGGGTGACGAGCGTCAGCTGCGCTCTTCGGACCTCGATGGTATCGTTCGTTTCACGATGGAGCGCTTAGGATCGCTGTTCGGCGGAGGCCTCTACCCACACGCCCTCGGCCTCAAGTCTGGTCGCCATCAGGCCTATCATCTCGTATTTGCGAGTTCATCAAAGCGAAATCAGGTCTGGGAAATCGCGCACAAGATCGCCGGCCACCTGATGCGAAAAGCTCAAGCGGGCAGCTGATCCCATGTCTCGCCGTCAAGGTGCCGGCCGGCAGCCTTCTTCGTAACTCGAACGAGTGGCGTACCGCCAAGGGTGCGTGCCCCGGATGTGAGCCCGGGTGCCGGAACCCAATTGCCCCATTGCTTGAAATGGAATGGCACTCGGGCGTCCACACACTGGTCACGGAGCGCACGAAACCATTCTGGGTCAGAGGGGCGAGCACGAGGCCCGCTCTCGCCGCCAGCGATGACCCAGTGGATGTGGGGTTTCAACCAAGCAGAAATTTCTAGCCGTCCGAGGAGAGGCTCGCACGAGAGAAAGCGAACGTGCGCTGGCACTGCGGCCAGCTGAGGGAGACGCCGTTCAGCCCATGCCTGCGTCTCGACTGTGGTCCCCAGCCATACATTTGTCGGCCAGTCTTTACCCCAAGGCGCCAGGGCGGCCGCACGGTCTGGGCGTTTGGTCAGGAGCAGCCAATCGAGCCTAGGCGTTTCGCTGATCAGCGCTGCCAGCTTGACACGCCATTCGTCGAGTTCGCGCCGATCTTCGAAGACGTCGGCCATGCTGGCGCAAAATACGCGGTGCCGACGCCCGCTGGACTCCGCCTCGCGATTCCAACGCTTCGGCTCGGCCCAGTGCGCGTCGCCGAAGAACCGGCGCGGTGCTTGCGCTCCCCATACAGCGGCGCCCACCCGCTTCGCCCACGCCTCCGCGTAGCAATGCTTGCAAGCCGGCGACACCTTCACGCATCCCCACCAGGGATTGAAGGTATGGTCTGTCCACTCGATGCGGCTGTTTTTGGCCAACTGCCTACCCTCTCGATTCTCTGTGTTTACAATCTGTTCTCATATTTTCCTAGCGTGGTTTCGCGGCGCTTGGTGGCCTAATCCCACGAACCAGCCCGTAGTGGCTCGCCAGCACGCTCAGCGCCGCCACCAGCATCCCCTGCGCCTGCGTCGCCGGCACTGTCCGGCCACCCCAGCCCTGCCGCATCGCCCATTCCCGGACCGAGCACTCCAGGCCGACGACGTGCCAGACGCAGCTCCCGGCGGCGCTGTCCGAGCCGCCGAGCACCTCCATGGCGGATGCGACCCTGTCCCTGGCCGCGATCTGCTGTTCCGTGATGCAGTCGCCTCCGCCGCCTACGATCCTAATCAGCGGCGTGGCGCGCAGGCCGTCCAGCATCGCGGACCGGAACTGACGCCGGAAGATCCCGCCTGCCTCGAACATCTCGCCGGTGATGGTCCCGTTGGCTTGCATGGCGCCCAGCGTGTCCACGGCACGACGATGGGCGACCGGCACGCCCGTTTCCGGATCGGCGGTCCGCACTGCCTCCCCGAAGCCACCATGCTGGAGCCGCCACTTCGAGGGACCGATCGATTCCTTGGGCTTAGTGGATTTCGCCTTCCGCTTACCGGCCATGATTCTTCTCCTACTGCCGTGGCCCCCAGCGGCGCACGGCTTCGTTTTGGATTGCCTGGCGCAGCCAGGGATCGATGATGTCCTCAAGGTGCAGCGAGACGACGCCCTGCTGCTGCCAGACGCGGCGGCGCATGGCATCGAGTTCGGGCGTGGTGGTGGGGCTGCGCGTGCCGCGGTCGAGGCTGGACCTTGGGGGCTGAGGTCCACCCGGGATGCGCTGCGACCCCTGCGGGGGAAGGTGGTCACCATCCGTGCGCATGCGCACGTGGCCAGGGGGGTCTATTGGCAGATTCATCAATACATCAATTCATCAAGGGGTCTCTCTCCCAGAACACGCGCGACCCACATGTCCCCGTGTGCGCTCGCGTGACGTATTGACGTTTTGACGTATCCGCGCGGAACCGGCCTCCGACCTGGGTTTCGGGACCGTCGCACCGCGTGATGAATCAGATTCGTCAAGGCGAAGCCTCCTTGCCGCCAGTGGCCTCAGGTGTCCCGCGCGCAGTGAACAGCGTTGTGGGTTTGGTGCCGGTCGTCTTGATGCTGCGCGCGACCAGTTCGCCCTCGACCAGCGCGTCGAAGATTTCCTCGCGCTCGCGCTTCGACAGGAACTGCGTCTTCCGGACCAGGGCGTTCCGGCTGATCTCGCCGGCGGCGCGGATGATCTCCAGGACGCGTTTGTGGTTCGCCTCCGTGTCGTTGTCCGAGACGAGACGCTCGGCTTCGCGCAGCAGCGTGCCGATGCAGTGCTCGACCAGCGACGATGCCCAGGTGACGTCCTGCGCCTCAGTGATGGGCCTGGCGGGATCACGACTGATCGCGGCGATCATCGCCAGCTTGGCGGTGTTCTCGGCATATCGCCCGAACAGGGCGGTGGCGTGGGTGCCGCGGTGTGAGCGCAACAGGTCGGTGGCCTCACGGCGCACGCGCGCCATTGCGGTCTCAGCGTCCCGGGTCATCGGCACCGTGTAGGCGTGGATGGGCGCCGAGGATTCCATGGCGTCGGCAATGTTCCCGCCATGGCTGTGGCCAGGAACGCCGCGGGCGATCCCCTGCAGCGCCGCCACGAGGTCTGGCGGCGGATCCATCGGCGCTGGCGCCTCGTTGCGCTCCGGGTAGTCGTCGTCGGTCAGGAACACCAGGAAGCGCGCGATGGAGCCGTCCGCCAGGGCGCCACCCTCCAGCGCCGACCAGAACGGGCCGGGCACGGTGACGCCCCAGATGCAGGCGCAGGGCTGCTCGATGGTGACGCGCGGGCGCGCCTTCTGGTCGGCGTACTCCGCGCCGATGTAGGGCTCGGCCGCGGAGGTGTAGAGCTTCGTCAACTCCGACCAGATGGCCGCCTTGTGGGCAGGGGCGCGCGCATTCAGGACGAGCTTCAGGAACTGGCCGAATTCATCGACCTGGAACAGGCGGGCGGGATGCCGCTGCAGCGACGTGAGCAGCCCCGCCGACGAGGCGAGATCCTCACCGCCCAGGTATCGGTCGAGACCCGCAGCGTAGATCGCGCGCTTCGCGCAGCGCCGAGCATGGTCCTTTCCGCCGCCGCTGTCGGCGATGCCGATCGCGTAGACGTTGCTGCGCAGATCTGTCGGCGTGCGGTACCGGCGACCTGCGATGGCGCCGACCAGGCAGATGGCGGCTCCCAGCGAGAGGAAGGGCTGCGGGCTGACGGCGCTGCCCGTGGCGTAATCTAGGAACAGCTTCAGCATGCCATCCACCTGGAGCAGCTCAGGCGGCACGCGATACGGCTTCGGCGGCGGCGCGATCGGCAGCGGGGCAACCGCGACCTTCGCCAACAGCCCCGCGGCCGGATGCGGCTGGCTCGCCTGTTCGGCCGCCGTGCCGTTCAGCGTCAACGCGGGATCCGGTACCCAGCCGCGCTGTTCGGCCAGCCAGTAGATCTTCCCCGCGCCGACACTGTGCGGCCGCAGCGAGGCCCAGCGCCGCTCGGGGGTATCCGATCGGCCTGACTGCCCCGATTTCCCTGACTGCCGCGACCAGTCGAGCCAGAGATCCCGACCCTCCTCGCCAATCGCGGCCTTGATGGCGGCGCCGACGGTGATCCACTCGTTGCCCGGCAGGTCATCATTCGGCAGCCAGGCCAGCGCCGCGGCGATCGCGTCCCGCGTGCCCTTCGGGTCGCTGGGGCCGCGCCAAGTGCTGGTGGGCGCGTCCGCCAGGATCGAGTTGACCCGGATCTCGTCCGGCACGAGCGCCCAGGCCGCGTCCAGGAAAGCCGCGCAACTGGCTTCGTCGACCACCGGGAGGCGCGAGAGCGGCGTCTCCACCAGGCTGTCCTCCGGCCACTCGTAGGGGCGGTCGGTATCGGGGTGCACGGCATAGGCGACGAATTGCTGGCCGCGCGCCAGCAGCTCGAGGGGATGGCGCTTCCGGCCGGCAAAGGGCGTCGCGGCGCGATAGACCAGCAGCCGCTTCGGGGCACGGCCGATGCGCAGGCAGGGCGTGTCGCCCAGCATGGAGGTGGCGAGCTCGGCGATTTGGATGGCCAGCGCGCCGTCCAGGATATCGATGTCGATGCCCACCACGGCGCCGCTGGCGATGCCCACGCCACAGCCCGGCCAGCGGCGCCAGATGTCCACCTCGAAGGATTTCGTCGGCCGGTCGCAGTGCCGGGTCCAGTCGGGATAGGGCGACCATTCCCCGCCCGTGAACCGCCCCGGCACCTTCGTGCCCGGCATGATGGGGATGACCGCGTACCCGTTGTCGACCAGGCGCTCGCCGTAATCGGCCATGAAGGAGGGAGCATCCGTCATTCGCTGCCACGCTCCTGTGCGGCAATGGCTGCGTCGCAGGCGCGCTCCAGGCGCAGGATCTCGGGATAGAGGGCGGAGATCTGTTCAGCGGCGCGCTGGAGCGCGCGACGTGCAGCTTCCAGCTCCGTATGGATGTTGCGGACCGGGCCGATGATGTCGGTGTCGAGCTTCGCAAAATACTGCGCAGGCTTGGCCCAAGGTCCTCGTGAGCCGTATGGGGCACGTTCTGCGGGGTCAGGCCGGGTCGTGAGGCCAGCGCGTACCTTTTCCAGATCCCAGCGGCCATTCGGTTCCCGCGCGATGCGACCGGCACGCTCCGCCTTCATGAGTGCGGTGTGCGAAATTCCCAGCTGGCGCCCAAGCTCGCGGGTCGAAGAGATACTGCCTCCACCCGTAGGGCGAACGACATCATCTCCGGCGCCGGGACGATCGCGCCAAGCCGCCGCTTTGGTGGACTTCTTTCGCGTAAATGTTGCGGCTAGGCTGCGCCGTATCCTTTCCAAATCCCAGCTGCCGTCTGCTTCGCGCGTGATGCGTCCAGCGCGTTCTGCCTTGTGCAAGGCGGTGTCCGACAAACCCAACTGCCGAGCTGCTGCGCGGGTCGAGGTGATGCTGGTCATCGCGGTGCTCCGGAGAGCGGCGGCGCCGGATGGCGACCGTGATCCAGCAGTCGCGCGAGCTCGTCCTGGTAGGCGGTGATGATCACCTCCAGCAGCGTCAGCCACTCGGCCTCGGTCAGCACCGCGAGGTCGGTCTTGCCGATGCTCTCCAGGTACTCGCCCGCCATGGGGCTGGCCGCCGCGATCGCAGCGATCTCGTGCTCGTCGGGATCAACCACGCCCCACCTCCGGCAGAGAGCGTTCATGCAGCGCATGGAACAGGCCGGCAGCGACTCGCTGGTCCGCACGCGCGGATCGAACCAGCCAAAGCCGCGGGCGGTGCGGAGGCGACATGCGACGCATCTCACACGAACCTCGCGGCGGCGATCTCGGTGTACTGGCCGGCCGGCCGCACCTGGATCGCGATCGGACGACGCAGCTGGTCGAGCTGTTCCAGCGCCGCATCCACGGTCGCAGGTGGCGGGAGATTACCGGCACGCCGCCGCCACCAGCCCACCGCCTTGTCACGCGGGAAGCCGGTATGTTCGAAGCAGACCCATTCGCTGTGCCGCGCGAGGCCGCATTCGTAGGTCACCCGCAGCGACGCCGGCTTCCCAGGCTTGTCGTGGCGCGCATAGGTGATGCCGGTCACGTCGCACCAGGCCGCCTGGATCTGCGTCGACAGCAGCGCATTCGACGCCGCCTGCGGCGCCACCTTCACCACCGGTGGCGGGAACTCATGATCGCATTCGATGCAGTGACGCGCGCTGGCGTGGTTGATGGTCTGGCATTCCGGGCAGACCTTGATCGGCGCATCGCCATCGCCAGCGGGTTCCTTCTTGCGCCCATCCACGGTGTCGATCGGGCCGTGCCGCGCCGTGTTGCCGGCGAAGTCCAGCACCAGGCAGTCGTCCTTGCCCTCGGCGAGGCGCGTGCCGCGGCCCACCATCTGGACGTAGAGGCCGACGCTCTTCGTCGGACGGAGCAGGGCAATCAGATCGGTGCCAGGTGCGTCGAAGCCGGTGGTGAGCACATTGGCGTTGGTGACGCAGCGCAACCGCCCTGCCTTGAAGGCAGCCAGGATGCCGTCCCGCTCCGGTCCAGGCGTGTCGCCCGTGACGGTCTCGGCGGAGACGCCATGCTCGCGGATGGCATCGCGGACGTGCCGGGCGTGCGCAACGCCGGAGCAGAACACCAGCCAGGAGCCGCGGCCTTCGCCATGCTGGACGATCTCGGCCACCGCGGCGCGCGTGACCTCGTCGCGGTCGACTGCAGCCTCGAGGTCCTTGGCAATGAATTCGCCACCGCGGGTGCCTACGCTGCCCACGTCGAGCTGCGTCGAGGTCTGCTTCGGGACGACCGGGCAGAGGTACCCCTGCTGGATCATGTCCAGCATCGGCACCTCGAAGGCGATGTCGGTGAAGAGCCGATCCTTCCCTTCATGCAGCATGCCGCTGTCGAGCCGATAGGGCGTGGCCGTGAAGCCGACGACCTTCAGCAGGCCCGCGTTGATTTCGTTTAGCTGCGCCAGGAAGGAACGATACATGCCGCTGTCGCCGCGGCCGAGCAGATGCGCCTCATCGATCAGCACCAGGTCGCAGCGCTGTACCTGCCGCGCGTGGCGGTGGATGGACTGGATGCCGGCGAACAGGATCTGCGCGTGGATGTCGCGGCGGGACAGCCCTGCCGAGTAGATGCCTGCCGGCGCCTCGGGCCAGGCCCGCAGCATGGCCATGAAGTTCTGCTGGATCAGCTCCTTCACGTGGGTGAGGATCAGCACCCGCGTGTCGCCATAGGCGGCGATCGCCTCGCGCGTGAAGCCGGCGATGCACAGGCTCTTGCCCGTGCCGGTCGGCATCACGACCAGCGGATTGCCGCTGCTGGCCGAGAAGTAGTCGTAGAGCGCCTCGATAGCGGCGCGCTGGTACGGGCGGAGCGAGAGGGTCATGCCGCCACCCCCATCGCCACGGCGTCGATCTTGCTGAGCCAGCGCCCGCCTGTTTCGCAGCCGGTGCAGATCAGCTCGGCGATGTGCGGCCCCTTGCCGGGCCCCACGCGATAGATCGTGGCGCGGCAGATGCGGCACGGGAGGTGCGAGACGATGTCCGGCCGCGCCGCGGCAGGCACGCCGTCACGCCATTCGGTGCCGTCCGGCAGCCGATAGCTGACCCAGTCCTCGCCCGCGTCGATCTGCTCGGCGGCCACGAAATCCGGCAGATAGAGATGCGCCGCGCAGCCTGCCTCCTGGTCGCGCCGGCCGAGAGGGGCGTGGTGGCGCGCGCAATGCCAGTCGCCACCCTGCGCGGGCGAGGCATGGAGGCAGGACCGGCAATGCCGCTCCGGTGCCGCGCCGGAATGGCAGATGGCGTGGTGGTCGCAGAAGCGGCACTGCCACCAGGCGGGATCCTGGCTGATACGGGCCGGGGGCCGGGCCGCGCCAATGATCCGCTCGGCCTTGGCCAGGATGCGCAGGCCCGCCTCGGCATCGTGGCGGATGCGCTCCTGGTAGAGCTCGTCCGTGTCCTTGCAGACCGCCA